GTGAATAAAGGATCCAGGGAGTATTCTTGTAGCCCCCCCCATGGTACCCAGTGGAATAAATTACGATGATTGAAAAGTGATGTGACCTGCGACCGCTTACGCTCCAAAAACCATGGGCGCGTACTTAAGTAGCAGAGGCCAAGCAGCAGATTTGCCGACGTGCTGAACAACGTCGTCAAAGGTGGACACAGCGGATTTTATACCACGCCCAATGCTCTCAAAGTTGAATTGGTTAACATACTGCAACCTCATCTGCCCGAAGATAAACGACGGCGAAGATCCACTGGTAAGATCTTGTCCAATGAAATGAATGTACCAACTACCTGTGTCAACAGCATTGCTGCTGTCATAGGACCTAGACAGACGTAGAGGTATATCTAGTTCGACGTTGAAGATGTTGGTACACTCACCAGACCCAGACTGCACCAAAACAGCAGTGTCCATAGTACGAGGATACATACAATCATGAAGGAAAGTATAATCAGAACTAGGACTTTGGAAATAGTCACAGACAGACGGGCTTGAAAAGCCAACAGGATACTGTTGTGGTGCTTCAAGATAATCTGGGCCTTCAACCGCACCAGTAAGTGCGGTATTAGTGGAGAGGTTTGCAATAGTTGAATCACGAGGGTTCTTAGCAACGATAATACGCAAAATGTTATTATTGTCGCTGGACTGATTGGGGAACGTAACACGAAGGCGGACAAGCAATCTTGTAAAAAAGATATGTTTGCCCACCCTTAGATTAGTGCCCGTGCCCAACTGAATAGGAACGCCAGTACCAGTACTAGTGTTCATCAGCTGGTCATTAAAAGCAAGTGAACCAGTGCCTACAGCACCGGTGGACGAGCCAACGGACACACCGTTCATACCAATAGTGATATAATTCTCAGGATGATTAAGATCAACTACGGGCACATTAGGGCGCGGAACGCGCATAGTGCTGCGGCCAGAGCTTTTCTTAGCTTTGCGCGGCATGGTTAGAAGTTTCAGCGGCGGCCGGATACTACTCGTGTTCTAGGAGACCGTCAAGAGCCACGCTAACAAAATCTCCAGCATTGTCACGATACTCAATGTAGAGAAGTGCCATGATAGCCTCAAAATCGGGATAAAAGGTATCAAGGGCGTGATAGGACTCGACAGCGTCGTAGACCGGGAGTTTATGGGGGGTCAGATAATTATGTTTTGGGGCAACGCGACCCTTAGCCGGGTATCGCTCAAGCAACAATTGAAGCACCTTACATACGGAGGGAACATGGTGATACACGGCCAACTGGCCAAGCAAAACACCGTGTTGCCAACCTTCATCGACGGGCTTGACAGACATACCTAACTTCAAGAACATGCGGCCGACCAATGGTGTCAGGCACATGCCAACTGAGGTTGGTACGAAAAACCCACTATAAAATGTAGCACGGTAGGGCGCATTCATTACCGGTTTCGGAAAGAAACCAAGCTGTTTGAGGACCTCACAAAAGTCAAGGGTTTTAGGTCCCTGCAACAATATATCATCACCCCCAACAAGTACGCGCCAACGTGGAGACGCGACTTTCTCCAACGAGAAGTTATGGAGAAGGAGGTTGAGGAGCGAATTTTCAAAAGTCGTGTTTGGATGGCCCGAGGACCGACGACTCACAATGGGTTCGACGCAAAATCCATCACGGAAGTGCAATCGCTGTTTTATAGAGTCACGCAGGACGTCGACGATTTCGCTTGGAAACCGGAAATGCCTGTAGACTTTTAACATGATACCCATGTAAGCTTCAGTGACGCTCGAGTCGAACCGAGACATGTCGGTAGATATTGAATACTCACTGGGGTCGTAGAAAGCACCCAGTTGCAACGTGTTCTTCCCAGGCGCGTAAAGCGTATCACGCCCTTTCAGTATGGAGCCAACCACCTGAGAAATTTTATGCAGGTACGGTCCTACAAAAACTTTCAATTCTGGTGACACGGCAGTAATTAGCCGCGGGTTTTTGACCGGGTCATGTCCCACCTCACTTTTGAGGAAGCATTCGCGGAACGAACACTGTGTCCTCGTGGGGCGTTGGCCGCCAAGGTCTTTGACGGCTTTATCGTGCAACTTCTGCACGTGACCTGGAAAACGCTTATTCCACACGTCGTAAGGCGTTGGGGAGAATTCAGGTTTCACTACGGGAAACCAAGTACACAACGACCTGTCAACAAACTTTGAAAATTCGGCAACAAGTGTGGGATCCACACTTGGTACCTCAACAAACGCACGGCCGTTGAGGGTAGCGGTCACGTTTTCGTGTGTATTGGCAAACACAAAACTGGGTTTGCCAACCGGGCCGGGTATGTTGATGTGTAGCATACGCTTATCAGGGAGCTGAACATCCGAAGTGTTCAGAACCTTGTAGGTGGCGGGTGTGGGTACGGGCTGACATTCAATTGCCGGTCGTTGATTACTACGCCCGACTCCCGATTGAACGTCATTGTCCGTTTCCACATTGTAAGCTCGGAGCTTGCGGTGATCAGCTACGCGGTTGTGGACAACCACAACCAACGCAAAACACCACAAAACCACCAGCCTCGTGGCGCCCATAAGCGCCGCAAACACTTTGGCCGTGCGAGAAAGGGGCCGCCATAACCCTCCAGCGCGAATCTCAAAGTAGTTGCTAAGTACGAAACTGACAGCAGCCGCTTGAACCACAATGACGTTAGATAACGTCACACTACTATGCCAATTCTTAAGAAACTTGGCAGCAACCGCGTGTAATGATGACTCGACCGGTTTCTCGGTCATAAAAACATTTTGGTACAAAAGCACCAACAATGCCTGAGGCACGAACACGCCAGTTGGCAACATCAACATATCCGTAGCATCGCGCGACTCAGATATCGCGCGCCACACACGATCAACCGCCACTCTCGGCGGGTCCATAGGCACGTATGCACTATGATAAACCGCAGAGTAGATGGAGGTGGTGCCAACCGAACGAAGCCGGTTGAACACTACTTGACCACGTCCAAAGAGGAAAAGCCCACCCCTATGCACCCAGTCAACACTAGGGTGCGAGTATCCAAAGTCACAGCCTTTAACATTCATTATTATCACATCGCCGTGACGAGACCAACTGGCCTCATCATAAAACCCCCCTGCATTGCCATCAAAGTCATGGATCACAAAAGTGACCTGACCGAAACGTCTGGCAAGTTCAAAGAGTCCACGCGCACCAAGATAATACGCCGAATGAATGGCAATGACACTATCAAACTTACGGCAGTCACAATGCAACGCATCGTGACCACACCAGTTATCCAGGCCACGATATCGGGCATTCCTCACAACGTCCTGCGAAGACAAGGTCGGGCAACAAGACCAGACCCTGTTCCTCTTCAACGCCGCGTGGCGCGTCACCGCACCACCGACGTCCATCACTACACCACACGAGCGCCTGTAAGCAATATCCTCAGCAATGAGGCGCTCAATGTGGAGTTTGGGGTGCTCGCTGACCCCAGCAAACGCTGAAACGAGCGTGTACTGAGGAAACATGCGAAGCCCCCAGTTGACGAGATCTTCGTCAACAGAAAACGGTACTGTAATAAGTAGCGCCA